ACCTGCCTGCTGGGAGAGCAGACTGGCTGTTAGCGATTGCTGATACCATCGAAGAAGTCAAAATAGAGCAGATGGAGAAGCGATGAGCGACAACCGCAACGAAGTATTTGCGGCGCTTAACGCATGGCAAAACCGCATGGATAAAGCGGCTCAACAAGCAACTCGCGCTATCACAAGAGAGCTAGTTACGCAGGCGCGCAAAAACGCCCATGAGACTACAAATCCACCGCGTACCGTTAATGGCCGCCTTCGGTATAACCGACACATCGGCCCCGGCGCGGGCGAAGGCCCTAACTATGCAACAGGTACTCTTTATCTAAACATTATCGCCAACCCTGTTACGCGACAAGGTTTTGCGACTTATGTAGCAAGCGCTCAGTCGGGTGCGAAGTATGCGCGAGCAGTCGAACTCGGATCATCACTATGGACAAGTGGGGTAAAATACCCATATATGTATCCAGCTCGTGATGAACTTATCAACTCTGGTAAGGCCTCACAAATCGTTTATGGATACCTCAGAAAAGCGATGGGAGCTTAAATGGCAGGTGAAGTCCCACCGTTAAATGTAGAGATTCTTGTTCAGCTTGCTAATCTGACTACAGCTGTTACCCAAGCCACCGAGGGCATGGCAAAAATTGGCGATGCTGCCAAGGCGCAGGAAAGCAAGTTTTCTTCATTAAAGACAGTCATGGCTGGAGTCTTTGGTGGCAACCTTTTGACTCAGGGAATGCAGGTTGTTGAGGATGGGCTGCGGGATGCTATCAAAGCAATCCAAGACACACAGGTAGCGACCGAGCGTTTATCTACCGCGCTTAATAACGCAAAACAAAACACAGCCGCTAACCGCGAAGAAATCCAGAAAACATCTGAAAAGATGTCCACACTTGGTTTCTCTACCGCGCAAACAGAGTCGGCCTATGGCACTTTAATCACAGCAACAGGATCCGCAACAGAGTCCACAAAGCTGATGAGCATGGCTGCCGACCTTGCGCGATACAAGCACGAGGATTTGGCAACCGCTGCAGCTACCTTGGCCCGAGGAACAACGGGCTCAGCTAAAGCGTTTCGCGAGCTGGGCATCACGCTTGATACATCTCTGCCTAAAAATCAGGCAATCGCCAAGGCGTTCGATGAGTTAAATGGAAAAATCGGCGGGCAGGCTGTTGGATATACGCACACATTTGCCGGCGAGATGGAAGTCTTAAAGGCTAAGTTTGATGACATAGCAGTCAAGGTCGGCGCTGTTGTTATGCCAATCCTGACAAAATTCTTGGAGATTATTACCAAGTTTATTATTCCGGCCATCACGGACATCATCAAATACATGACCTACTGGGAGCGCCAGCTCATCAGCTTGTGGAATACACACGAGGGATTCCGCAAAGTAGTCGTTGATGTTCTCAAAGTTGTTGTTGAAGGATTTGGCTATCTCCTCGGAGCGATTGCAAAAGTTATTGACACCGTGGCAAAGATTCCTGTCCTCGGCGCTCCTTTTAAGGCAATGGGCAAAAGCGTTGATGAAGCAGCTGTATCTGTCGGCAAGTTTGGCCAAGGGTTAGATGACCTTGCCAACAAAAAGATTTCTATTGGTGGCAAGTCTTTAGCGGATCAGCTCTCAACGGCTGGGGTTTCGAGCGCTGGCGGAGATACAGGAGTTGCCGGTCAAGTAGCTGGCGGAGATGTTAGCAAAGCCGCAGTAGCCGCAGCTAAGAAATCTGCCGCTGCCGTTATTGCTGAAATAAAGAAACAAACCACAGAGTTGATGAACGAGCAAAAGCAAGTCAAGTCTATCTACGACCAAATGAATGTGGACTTGCGCGATTATCAAACACAATACGAAAAGTTGGTTCAGACTCACAACGATGCAATAGCCAAGGCAAACCTGACTTTTAATCAGGCACAGGCTGCAGCACAACAGACTTTAGATCAGGCCAACCTCGCGGCAGCTGCGGCGAACAATGACGCTATCGCCAAACTGCAGCAAGATGCCGCAGACAAGCAACTGGCTATTGTTCAGCAATCAGAGGCCCTGCTCACCAATGAATTTGCAAATGCCACGAAGATAGACCTTGGCAAGTCATTTTTCAGCTCGGGTACAACCAGCGGGCTTATTGACTCATTCCAGCACCAATTAGATGCGATGAAGACTCTTGCCGCCGATGCTTCCAAGCTCGCTGGTATGGGTTACTCACAAAACTTTATTCAGCAGGTTGTCGCACAAGGCCCGCTCATGGGTGACCAAATGGCTCAGACTCTTATTAAGGCTCAACCTGAAACAACGGCACAAATCCAAAACTTATTTTCACAAGTGCAAGATGTATCAACGACTGGATTAAATGGTTTAGCAGAGCAAATGAATCAAGGCGGCAATCTGGCTACTCAGGCTCTTGTGGATCAGTACAAACAAGTAACCACAGACCTTAACGCTTCTCTTGCTGCTCAAGCAGATTCGTTTAATGATGTATTGGCTAAGAATAAATTGTCCTATGATGATGCCGTAGCTCGCGCTCAGCAGACTCTGCAAGACGCTCTCGATGCCTCACAGCAGTCATTCGACCAAGCTGCAACAGCTCTCCATGATGCCACAATGACAAAGCTCAGCGACCTACAGACAAAGCTAGAAGAAGTCGCTGCTTCTATGGCTAAGGTCAATGGCGCTGGAATATCTATGGGCAGTATGGCGCTCGCTGGATCGGTTGCGACCCCATATCTTTCGGGAGCTGCTGCTTTGCCGACAACACAAACAGGCTCGGGAATTACGGTCAATCAACAGAACTACATAAACACGCCTGTTCAGGTTGCAGACATTACGGCGGCAACTTATGGCGCGCTTACCTATGGACAAGCTCAGGGCATCACCGCCAAGATTAACGCCGGAAAGGTTGGCTAATGGCTACGGTCACCTCGCTTAATTATTATTCCTTCGCTTTTAACGGTTTCGTCTTTGGTGGAGCTGGCTCGCCCTATCAAATCCTTTCCGTGGATGGCTTAGAGTCCCTGCCTAATATCCGTAATCAGGATGACAACCGAGGTTATGCAGACGGTATGTTCACGGGCAACGACTTTCTTTCGGGTCGCACCGTCACCATTACTCTCAACACTTTCGCTGGTAACGGAAACTCGGCCCAGACTAACTTTAACCTTCTACAAGCCGCGCTTCTGCCTCAGACTAGCGGAACGACGCCTTTGCAATTTCAGCTCTCTCCCGCCGATGGATTACAGCGCCTCAATGCCCGCGTTCGCACCAACAAGACCGTTGTTGATCCGAATTACACCTACGGCTACATCACCTCGCAATACACATTCTTTTGCGCCGATCCTCGTTATTACGATGACACGCTACAGACCGCAACCCTCGCCGTTGGTAACCCTCTCGGTCGCCAATATAACCGCACCTACAACCTCTCCTATGGCGGCGGCTCCTCGACCCTTACAACGACCGTCAATAACGCAGGATGGGCAACCACATACCCTGTCATAACCCTCAACGGCCCTATCACCAACCCGACCCTTGGTAATAACACGCAAGGCACTTACATTACGATTCAAGGAACTTACACAAACACCGACACCATCGTCATTGACCTAGATCAGAAACTCATCACCCTCAACGGAAGCCCTGCCCGCAATTTGATTAACGGCGGCTCAAACTGGTTCTCTGCTCCACCGAGTAATAACTCTTTCTTCCTATCTGGAACAGGTACACTTATCGGCACTACGGCTGCGACCATTACTTGGCGCAACGCGTACATCTAAGGAGAAGCAATGGCATTACGCACACCCCCAAGTTGGCTGCAAAACGGAAGCCATCCTGCGGAAAACGACCGCCTAACTACCCAGACAATCTGGAAAACCTCTGGAATCATTAACGCCACTGACTTAGCCGTTACTCAAAACTCTCCTGCCGGTATGTCCGTTCTTGTCGCTTCTGGCTGGGCTGCAATCGTTGGAACAACGCAGTCCAACATGGGCACATACATGGCCTATAACGATGCCACGACAACTCTCACCGTTTCCACGGCCAACGCATCAAACCCACGCATTGACATTGTGGTTGTGACCGTCAATGATGCTTACTACACGGGATCGCTGAACAATGTTACTTTTCAGGTAATCGCGGGAACCCCTGCCGCCTCTCCGGTAGCTCCTTCGACTCCCGCTAACTCGCTTCTCCTTGCGACTATTGCTGTAGGAGCTGGCGTTACTTCTATCGTAAACGCAAACATTACTGATAACCGCGTTAAATCTACTTCGCCTATCGCCGGAGTAGCTACTAACTACGCCGTAACGGGACTCCTCGAAACTGCTTATGTCGCAGGTTCGGCTATTGCTAGCTCGCAGAATATAGATATCGTTACCTCGACCGCATGGTGGTTTAATACCGCGGCTACGGCTAACTTTGCGCTTAACTTCCGCGGAAACTCCTCGACTACTCTTAACTCGGTTCTTGCTACGGGGCAGACCGTAACTATCGCCGTAGCTAATACGAACGGATCTACGGCTTATTACCCTACGGCTTTTACTATTGACGGTACTTCGGTAACCCCTAAGTGGCAAGGCGGAACCGCTCCTAGCGCCGGAGACGCTTCGGCTATTGACGCTTATGTCTTTACTATCCTAAAGACCGCTTCGGCTACTTATACCGTTCTTGCCTCCGCGACTAAATTCGCGTAAGGTCTAGCTTATGTC